ATATGCACCTCTAGCTCAGTTGGTAGAGCAACTGACTCTTAATCAGTGGGCCCAGGGTTCGAGTCCCTGGAGGTGCACCAGAAAAGCCACACAGTAGCGTTGAAAAACGTGCTGTGTGGCTTCTTTTTTTGTATCAGATGGCGAGCTTGACTACTTTTTGACTACTTTTCACGGAGTTCTCAGATTTGCCGGAAAGATACTCGTTGAGTTTATCGGCAACATGGAGTGAATCCTCTTGTTCCAGATGAGTATAAATATCGGCGGTGACCTGAATGCTGCTGTGTCCCATTAGTTTTTGTGCCGTGCGTAAGTCTACCCTTGCACGATAAAGTGTCGTTGCGTAGGTATGCCGCAGCATGTGGGGATGCAGAGGAAAAGGCACAAGGGAAACAACGTGAGAATTCCACATTCGGGTGAATGCGGAGCGGGTCATATCCCCGCCATTGGAGGCAGGGACAATATATCGGCTCAAGTGTGGTGTATCAAGCAAGATGGCTCTGAGCTTGTCCGGGATAGGAATGACCCTGTGCGCAGCTTTTGTTTTGAGATCATCTACGGGATCTTGCTGATTGTTCAGAAAGGTCATAGCACGCCGGACGGTCAGAGAGTTGCTTTGAATGTCCGACCATTGCAACCCAAGCGCTTCTTCCTTGCGAAGCCCGCAGTACAGACAGAGGGCGCAGAATACGCGGGCGCGTGGTTCTACGACTACACTCATCAGAATATCGACCTCATCGGGAAGCAGAGCCTTTTTCTTTTCCGCTTTAGCGTGAGGGGTGATTTTGATACCCTCAGTAGGATTATCAATAATCAGATGATTCAAACGTGCTTCCTCAAAAAGCTGGCGCATAGTCAGAAGAACTTTACGCTGCAGGCTTTCCGATCTGGATGCAACGCTGGCCATAACCTGTCGGATGTGAACTGGTTTTACGTTTCGGAGTTCCATGTATCCGATCTGTTCCATGATGTGGAGATTATAGCTATCCCGGTACATTTTGATGGTAGCGGCCCGTAAATCGGATTTATAGTTTTTTAACCAAATTTTTGCCCACTCGCCCACCAATGTGTGATCTCCAACTTCAAGCCCGGCGGTATCTTGGTTCATTAGTGCATTTGCAGCGGCATTGACTTCAGCAATCGTTTTGCCGTATACAAATTTCTGTTTTCCGTTGGACAATGTCACCTTGCGTTGATAGCGGCCATCTTTTCTTTTTTTGAGTCTTGCCATAATAAAATAACCTCCTTTGGGTACACTTTGACAAGCCTACCCAAAAGAGGTATAATCACAGTGTCGGTTGTGACTGCTCTTTTTGAGTAAGCCAATCTATTTGAACGCTCTCGGTGTTGGTAGCACCGGGGGCGTTTTTTCGTTTTATAAACAATTAAAATCTATGCCTTTGCAATCAGTCCAATAATGTACTGCTTTTTCAACAAATTCTTCTTCAAGGTTGAAATATTCGGCAATCTCCCAATTTTCTGTCATGCCCATCTTGTAGCAATTCAGGATTTCGTTGACAGGGAGATACTTTTCGACAGATGCGGCAAATGCCCGATGCTCTGCCTGTTCTTTGACTTCAAATGGACTATAAGCGCGGTAAAAAGCACCGCTCATGTAATGCCCTGCTTCATGCGCCAGCACAGTGCGTTCCTGTGCGGCGGTCTTGCATTTGCTGCGATCAATGACAAGGAAATTGTCAAAGAACGCGATTGCGAAATTGTTTTTGAGTTTAACATCCACAACGTCTACGTTCAAAGCTTCCAGATCATCATACATACAGCAAACGGCTGTGTTCATGCATTACACACCTGATTTCTTTTTCTTGTTCCGCTCGGCCTTTGCGCGCATAGCGACCATAAGATCGTCAATATCATCGGGGGTAAGATCATCCTTTACATCCCCATAAAAGGCAATCAGTTCATCCTTGACAGCCTGATTCTCATTTTGAGAGTCAGGCTGTTTTTCTTTTGAATCGGCATTCCCTAAGAGGTAATCAACGGAAACACCGTAAAAAGCAGCAATTTCATTCACATAGCGCCGATAGGATTTGTTACGCCCATTCAGCCAGTTTGTGATGACGTTGGGGTGAATCCCAAGATGCTCCGCAAGTTCTTTCTTAGCACCGTGCCGCGGCCCGATGCACTCAATGATTCTTTCTAACAATATATCCATACTACACCGCCTGATTTTGTGCATAAAAGACAAAACCACACAAAACACGCAAAGTGCCGTTGACACCAAACAAAATGCGTGGTATAGTATAGCCATACCACACAAAACACACAATAAACAAAACTGCTTTGTGTGATATGGACAGGTGGTTTTGTGATTTGTTTGATTTGCACTATTATCATATCACAAAACCAAACAAAACACAACTATAAATCTATACAAAGAAAGGAGGACGTTCATGGGGGAACTGTATACCTGCAAGGATGTAGCAGAACGGTACGGTGTTCAGATCATTACCGTATGGGAGTGGATTCGTAAGAAGAAGCTCGGTGCAATCAAAATCGGAAAGGAGTACAGGGTCAGCGCTGAAGACATCAAAGCGTTTGAGCGCTCCCGGCGGACGATTTGATTTTGAAGATGCCACATCAACAAGTGAGGGAGGTGAATTTGGTGGACGAAATGGTTGATAGACTGCTTGACATTCTGGCTGATAAATTAACTGAGCGCCTGAGCGCAGGACACAAAGAACTGTACACTGCAAAAGAGCTTGCAGAGCGGTACGGGGTATCATGCGCCACGATTCGCAGCAAGATGGCTGCCGGAGAGTTTGGAGAACTCGTTAGTGTCGGCGAGAGAACGCGGCTTGTGCCGTGGGCAGGAGTGCAGGCTTACGAATCTACACACACAGGAATGAGCACAAAAAGGACTTCGGAAAAGCATAAGGCCGTTTCGCATGGCAATCCGGGTCCGATTTGACAAATAAAAAGGCACCGTCCCGTTGCAGCAGGACGATGCCGAAAGGTGCGATGCGCCGAACCTCTTCAAGGAAAGGCTGCATCATCGTTTTTTAGTGTAACTTATTTCCGGCTGGAAATCAAGTACAAGAGAAAGTTTGTAGCTATGACCCACGAGGAACAGATTTCTTTGTTTGAAGCACTTGCGCTGAATGGCGCATGGAGCAACGCGGCCTGTACCGGATACTGCCTGCTGGCTATGCAGAGAGCCGGGCTTGACGAAAAGACCATCGAAAAGGTGCTGCATGAACTGCACTGGGCATTCGATGACACCAGCGTTGAACAGGCCGAGAAGATCTATTGCGGCGGGGAGGAGTAAAGATGCAGGAATTGCTGATGTTCATGTACCACCTCACCCCCGAACAGGCGGCGGCTCGTGTCCCGGTATTCCAGTTCTGGCTGACCGCTTTTGGAGCGGCACTGCTGATCTGGCTGGACAGCAAGGGCGTGTTCGATGGTTTGGGAGCATGGTTCGGCCGTGTTCTCCGTGATACCGCGGTAGGTGACCTGATCCGCAAGTTTATGTGATTTCGGGCTTGTCCCGGTTGTTTTTCTGAAAGAAAAGGAGATTTCAATGAAATACGGAAGAAGTTTGCAGGAGCTGGCGATTGAACTTGACCGGCAGGCCAAGGTCAAAAAGGACTACGTTGCCACGGCGGGCGCTATGCAGATGACCGCCGTCAACGAGAACTTTGACCTCGTGATCGGCAACACCCCGTTCCAGCTGAACGAAAATGCCCACCGCCAGCTGGGATTGCAGCTGAAGATCCCGGCTCCCTACTACGAGCGGATGCGGGCAGAGAACCCCGGCTTGCTGATGGCAAACGTCAATGGCTGGTTCCAGCAGTCCCCGGACACCCGCCGCATGGTTCGTACCCTTGACGGCACCGCCCGCGCCATTCTCTCCGACCGCTACCGCCGCATCGACAACTACGAGGTTGCCCAGACGGTCCTGCCGATTATTTCTGAAATGCAGGGTGCCCGCATTGAAAGCTGTGAGCTGACCGATACCCGCATGTACATCAAGGTTGTCAATGAGCGAATCCAGACCGAGGTTGTGCCGGGTGACATTGTTCAGGCCGGCATCCTGATTTCCAATTCTGAGGTCGGCATGGGCAGCGTTTCCGTGAAGCCGCTGATTTACCGTCTTGTCTGTACCAATGGCATGGTGGCGGATGTGGGTGTTGGCAAGCGCCATGTTGGCCGCATCAATGAAAGCGTGGATGGCGATTTCGGGATTTTCCGGGATGAGACCATCGAAGCCGATGACCGGGCGTTCCTGATGAAGATTGAGGACACCGTTCGGGCGGCGGTCGATGAAGCCCGGTTCAATGCACTGGTGCAGAAACTCCGGGATGCCAAGGAAGCGCCCATTCTCCCGGCGGCGGCTCCCAAGGTGGTTGAGCTTGCGGCCAAGGAGTTCAACATCCGCCAGAACGAGAGCGAGGGCATTCTGGGGCATCTTATCGCTGGCGGTGACCTTTCCCTCTATGGTCTGGCAAACGCTGTCACACGGCACGCGCAGGACGTGCAGAGCTACGACCGCAGCACTGAACTGGAAGCCACCGGCTACAAGATCATCACCATGCAGCCCTCGCTGTTGAAGCGCTGGAATGAGGAGGTGAGTACCGTATGAGCGACAGACACATGAATGCCCGGCCCAAAAGGCTGACCCGCAAGCAGAAGGAAGCCCTTTCTGCACAGGGATGGGATTCCCGCCTGTACCTCTGCGTCCGGGATGCCCCGGATCACATGGTTCTTCTGAACCGTACCACTGGCAAGACCGTTATGTTCCACAAGTAAACCCACCAAGAGAAAAGGAGTAAACATTATGATTCGCAATCCCAACGACATTCAGGATGGCGCAAAGAAAATCCGTATGCTGATTGCTGGCTACCCCGGCATCGGCAAGTCCACTCTGGCCCTGTCCGCACCCCGTCCGCTGCACATCGACTGTGATTTCGGCATTGACCGCATCGAGCCCCGGTATCGTATGCCGTACATCCAGCCCCGCAGCTATGACGAGATCCTGAACGACCTGAAACCGGAGAACCTCAACGACTTTGAGACGCTGGTGTTTGATACCGCCGGTAAGCTGATTTCCCTGATGGGCCTGTGGGCTATCAAGCAGAACCCCAAGTACGGCCAGCGTGATGGCAGCCTGTCCCTCAAAGGTTACGGCTTCGTAGGTCGTGAGTTCGTTCGGCTGATGGACTACTGCTTCTATGAGTTGAAGAAGAACATCGTGGTCGTTTTCCACGCCACCGAGGAAAAGGATGGCGACAACACCCGCCTCCGCATCAAGGTCGAGGGTCAGACCAAGAACAACGTCTGGGAGCCTATGGATCTGGGCGGCTTCGTGGAGATGTACGGCAACGACCGCACCATTGGCTTCTCCAACTGCGAGAAGTATTTCGCCAAAGGCACCCGTGGCATCCACGGCATCTACAAGATTCCGGCCCTCACTCCCGGCAGCCAGAACGACTTCCTGACCAAGCTGTTCGAGGAGTACAACAGCAAGGCCGCCGAGGAAGTAGCTGCAAACGCCAAGGAGAACGAGGCGTACGAACAGGTTATGCAGGAGGGCAGCAAAATCATTGCTGGCATCAAGGATGCAGACACCGCCAATGCCGCTATGCAGCCGTTCAAGGGCTTGCAGCATCACCTGACTTCCAGCCGGGAACTGAACGCTATGTGGAAAGCCAAAATCGCTGCCCTCGGTCTGGCATTCGATTCCAACGCGGTCAAGTACGTTCCCAAATCCGCAGAGGAGGCGCAGTAAATGGCTGCATACCTCATTACTCACTCGCTGCTGTCCTCGTGGCTGCACCTTATCCGGGAGAATCCCTACGAGGATTTGACCACCGAGGGCGACCCTCTGGCGGAATTCATGCTGGTGCTGAAACGTGAACCTACACCTCGCACAGAGGCCATGCAGAACGGCATCGACTTTGAGAACCTCGTGACTGCCATTGTCAACGGCCACGATGACCCCAACAATCCGTGGAGCTGGGCTGCCGGGCAGATTGCTGCCATCGTCAATGGCGGGCAACTGCAGTTCAAAGCCCGCCGGAAGATTCAGGTACGCGGCATGGATGTGGTTCTGTATGGTCGCCTCGATGCCCTGAAAGCCGGCACCATCTACGACATCAAGTTCAGCAAGGGCTACGAGCGCGGAAAGTTCTATTCCAGCACCCAGCATCCTACCTATATGCTGCTGATCCCGGAGGCCCAGACGTTCTCCTACCTTGTCAGCAACGGCATGGATGTCTGGACAGAGTGCTATCGCCGGGATGAAACGCCTGACATTTGCCCCATCATTGCGGACTTTTTCGACTGGCTGGATGCTTTCGGTCTGATGGATGTGTTCAAAGAACACTGGAAAGCCTTATGACCGGGCGGCTGGTGGATATGAGCTTCAGCCTGAACCGCAAGCAGCGTATCACGCTGGAAGTTGATTCTGATTTCCGAAGTCTGTGGGACAAGCTGAATCAGGAGCCGCTGCTGGACATTGAAATCAAGAAGCACCGCAACAAGCGCAGCCACAGTGCAAACGCCTACTTCCATGTTCTGGTCAACAAGATCGCCGCCGAAACTGGCGAATCGGACGACCTTGTGAAAGAGCGGCTGGTTGTGGCCTACGGCACGGTTGCGAGAGATAAGGATGGCTGCACCGTGGGCTTCAAACTTCCGGTCAGCGTGGATGTTCACGACCTCTACAAATACACCCGCTGCTTTGATGTGCGGGAAGAGGACGGAAAATGGTTCAACTGCTACTTGGTTTACAAGGACACCAGCAAGATGGACACGAAAGAATTTTCACACCTGATTGACGGTGCGATTGATGAAGCCAAGGCTCTGGGTATCGAGACGGATACCCCGGAGCAGTTGGCCCGGTACAAGGAGGAATGGTCACGATGAAAGGCCGAATCGTCATCTGCGACTACTGCGGAACGCCCGCAGACTTCGTAGACAGTTCGGTGGTTTACCACGGCCACAGCTTCGGCATGATTTACCTCTGCCCTCGCTGCGGTGCCTATGTCGGCGTACACAAGGGGTCTGACAAACCCCTTGGCCGCTTGGCAAATTCGGAGTTGCGCAACTGGAAAAAGGCAGCTCATGCAGCATTTGACCCGCTCTGGAAATACGGTCCCTACCGTGGCCGCCGGAATGAGGCCTACCGCTGGCTGTCCGAGAAGATGGGCACCCCGATTGAATTTACGCATATTGGAATGTTCGATGTGGACCAGTGCCGCAAGGTGGTCCGCATCATGCGAGAAGAAAGGAACCAGTTATGGAAGATTTGAACGTCCAGACCATCGCTATCCCGGTTGAGGAGTACAAGGAACTGATCCAGAAGCAGGCCGAACTCAGCCTCATTTATCACAAGGGTGCAGGCGGCAGCGTTTATGACATTGGTAACTTTGTGCTGGATTTGATGCTTGCAGTTCATCCGGAGCTGATTACCAAGCAGGAGGACACCGATGCTGAATAATTGCACATTTCAGGGCCGCTTCGCCGCTGATCCTGAAATGCGGACCACACAGAGCGGCTTGACAGTTGCCAGTTTTCGCATGGCCGTTGACCGGGACAATGTCGGTCAGGATGGCCGGCGGGCTACCGATTGGCTGAATTTCGTGGCATGGCGTAAAACGGCAGAGTTCGTTTGCCAGTATTTCCGAAAGGGCAGCACGGCTCTTGTGGAGTGCCAGTGCCAGACCCGCTCCTACGAAGACAAGAACGGTCAGAAGCGCACCGCCACCGAGTTTGTGGTCCAGAAGATTCACTTTTGCGGCCCAAAAACGGAGCAGCGAGTGGATGATGGCGGTGAGGCACCGCCGCCGGGCTACCAGCAGCCGCCCTATCAGAATCAGCAGCCCCAGCAGATGGGCTTCGCCACCCAGAGTCAGCGCCAGCAGTGGCAGGGGGCGGCCGATCATCCCGGCAATGTTCAGGTCAGCCAGAGCTTTTCTCAGGGCAGTGACGATGATTTCTCGGTTCTGGACGATGCCGATGATCTGCCGTTCTAAGGAGGTTCATTGATGGCAACTGGTAAACGGTATTACTGGATAAAGCTCAAAGATAGTTTCATGTCATCGGATGAAATTGACTATCTTATGAGCCAGCCAGACGGTGCCAACTATGTTGTTCTCTATCAAATGCTGTGTCTCAAGACCATCAATACAAACGGTTGTTTGGTTTCCAAAATCGGAGAAATGCTCATTCCCTACGATGCCGAAAAGATTCAGAGGGAATGCAAATGGTTCCCTCTGTCAACCGTCCGTTTGGCTCTGACTGTTTATAAACAAATCGGCTTGATTTTTGAAAACCCGGACGGAACACTGTCAATCTCTGATTATCAGAACATGATTGGCAGTGAAACCGACTGGGCGGCGAAAAATCGCAGAATTCGTAGTAATGCTGCGAACAAGGAGCTACAAGAGGGACACGACACTGGACACACAAGTGGACACAATGTGTCCAGTGATGGTGGGGAAAATGTCCCTACAGAGAAAGAGATAGAGAAAGATAAAGAGATAGAGAAAGATAAAGAGATAGAGAACAGAGAAAGAGTAAGAGATAACGGTAGTACGGCTGTTGATGCTGGGCTGTCCGAGATTATCCGCTCTTTCGAGGACAACATTGGCAGCTTCCCCCCGGCGGCGAGTGATGCCCTGATGGGCTGGCGGGAAATCTTCACGGATGACCTCATCCTGCTGGCTATCAAAAAGGCTGCACTGGCCGGGATTCGTAAGTGGAACTACGTCAACGGCATCCTGAAAGCATGGAAAAATGAGGGCGTGAAAACCATTGGCGATGTGCAGTCCCGTGATGAGCGGCGCAATCCCCCGGCGGGTCAACAGCAAAAGCCCTCCGCCAAGGATGATTATGATGCAATTTTCGGAGGTTTAGGATGACAGTTGAATGTTTGAAGAATGCGCTGGCACTGATTGAAAACTACTTCGGCCGGCCGCTTTCTACCGATGAGCGCACGGCGCGGTCGCAGATTTACGCCGCCGCGCTCAAAGACATCCCGGATGATGTGGCCGCGGCGGCTTTGACAAAAGCGCTGACGGTGTGCCGGTATCAGAACCAGCTGTTGGTTGACTGGTGCGCAGAAATCCGCAAGTTGCAGAGCGCCGGTCAGCCTACAGCAAACGACCTATGGACGCAGGCCATCGTTGCCGCCCGGAAGATTGAGCGGAACCAGTACTATGCCACCCACGGCGGACTGGTGACGGCCACCGGGAAGCTGACCGCAGAGGACTTCCGGGCAGAGAACAGGAGCATCTTCGGTGCCTTGCCTGCCGCTGTGCGGGAATGGGCTGGCTCCCCGGCGGGGCTGGTGGATGCCCTTGACCGCTCCAATGCGGATCTCTTGCAGTACGTCAAGCCCGGTTTTGTCAAGGCAGTGGATGCTGCCAAGGATGCGGATCGGATGCCCCCGGCACTGCCCGGCGGCGCAGCAGCACAGATTGGAGGTTGAAATGCAGTTTCGTTCTATCGTGTCGCTGGCCTGTGCAGTCAGCCTTTTTACCGGCAGCGCTCTTGCCAGCGCGGCCTATGCCCGCCGGGTGGATGAACTCACCATGGAGAGGGACATTTACGCCAGCCGGGAAGAAAACTGGATGAACAAGGCCGTGGAGCGCAAGGAAACCATTGAGCAGTTGCAGACCGAGGTTGAGCAGCTCACGGACACCATTGCAGCAGATCAGAGCATTGCCCTTACATACGCAGGGGAGTTTCAATGCACAGCCTACTGCTCCGAGGAATACCCGCATATCTGCGGGGAGGGGCAGGGCATCACTTCCAGCGGCGCCAAGGTTCAGCCGGGCGTGACGGTGGCCGCAGACACCAGCATCTTTCCCTATGGCACGGTCATTCTGATTGAGGGCGTAGGGATGAGGGTGGTTCAGGATACCGGCTCGCTCATCAAGGAAAATGCTTTAGATGTGGCCGTTGGTACCCATGCGGAAGCGATTTCGTGGTCTGGATGGGGTTCTCACAAGGTCTGGATTGTGACGGGAGGTGAGACGGATGCCGCTGAATGAGTACGGCGAAAAGCTGGATTCCAACGGTTATGCGCCTAGCATCCTGCATGATAAGCCGGTCTGCCTGATCTGTGGGCGGTATGGTACTGCGCGGCATGAGGTGTACTTCGGGAGTGCCTACCGGGCAAAGAGCAAGCGTTTGGGCCTGTGGGTGACGCTTTGCCCGTGGTGCCATCAGAACGGCCCGACTGCCATCCACAACAACCGTGATGCTGATCTCCGGCTGAAGTGCTGGGCGCAGAAAAAGGCTATGGAACACTACGGCTGGCCGGAAGCCCGGTTTATTCAGGAGTTTGGGAGGTCGTACCTGTGATGCCCATCATCGCTATTGACCCCGGCAATGTGCAGTCTGGCTACTGCGTGATTGACCAGAAAACGCTCCGACCGCTGGAGTTCGGAAAAATCGACAACGAAGAACTGCTGAAAAAGCTGGAATCGGCTGCCAAGCAGGGATGGCGGTGGGCGGTCATCGAAATGGTGGCCTCCTACGGGATGTCCGTTGGTCGGGACGTTTTCGACACCACGGTCTGGATCGGCCGGTTCTATCAGGTGCTTTCGTCCCGGTGCTCGGTGCGGATGATGTGCCGCATCGAGGAGAAAAAGCACATTTGCCACGACAGCCGAGCCAACGACACCGCCATCCGGCGGGCATTGATTGACCGATTTGCAGCCCACGACCTGAAAAACGGCAAGGGCACAAAGAAAGCCCCGGATTTCTTCTATGGCTTCAAGGCTGATGTGTGGGCAGCCTACGCACTGGGTCTGACCGCCATCGAGAACCGGGAGAACGACTATAAATTTTCGACTACTTAAAAGCTACTTGAAAGGAGCTTCGTCATGGATAATTCTCTGTCTGAATCCGCACGTTTCGCAGTCTACCGTGAAAAACTCAAGGGCATCTGCGAGGCCAACAACCTGAGCTATGTGTTCATCAAGAACGCATATCCCATCAAGCTGGTTATCCGTCCGCTGGGCGGCGTTGGTGAGCAGATGTCGATGCTGGAAGAAGCGACCGAGGACAACTACATCTCGCCGGGCGCATCCATCTTGTTCACCGTCAAGGACGGAAACCTGACCTACCGCATGAGCAAGACATTCACGATCTCCGACACCCTGTTCAACAAAATCAAGAACATCTTCAAGAATATGCACTACCTCTGGCTCCAGTTTTTCTTCCGGGATTTGGTTGAGGGCGGCAAGCTGGCAGCCCTCGGCTACAAGATGCCTGACATCCCGGAATCCGGTGGGCAGCAGGATGCGCCCCGGGGAAATGAGCCTGATTCCCCGAATCTCCCCGGGGAGGCCGAACCGCTGGAAGAAATCGAGGATGACGAGGAGAACGAGCCCACCTCGGACGAACTGACGCAGGCCACCGAGATTGCCCGGCAGAACGACGGCATCACGCAGGCCCTGCTGGAACAGCAGATGGGTGTGACCGCAGAAAAGGCCATCGCCCTGCTGGATGAACTGGAAACGGCCGGCGTGATTGACTTCTACGATGGCCGTTACTACCTCGCCAAGGCAGACAGCGAGGAGGAATAATCCATGGCAAAGGCAGCAGTGACACGCAGCATCCGTGATGACCACCAGAAAAACTTCCTCAAACTCTTCAATAGCCTGACTGGAAAGCACAGCCGCTGGGAGATTTGGGAGGACTTCGTCACTCTGACGGCCATCGAGATCTCGAACAGCACCGACAAGGTAAATGCCCCGGAGCGTACCAAGACGTATCAGACCATCATTTCCAAATACTCCTCCAAGGAGCGGGAGGGCATGGCTGAAATGCTGGGCGAGGTAATCATGGGTATGGAGCAGAATCCTGACCAAGACTTCCTCGGTTCGCTGTACATGATGTGCGAGTTGGGCAACTCGCACGCCGGGCAGTTCTTCACGCCCTACGACGTGTGCCGCTGTATGGCCGAGATCACGTTTGACCCGAAGCTGCACCCGGACATGGAGGGGTTTATCTCGGTATCTGACCCGGCCTGTGGAGCTGGCGCCACGCTGCTTGCCTTTTTGAACGTCTGCAAAAGACGGAATATCTGCTACCACAACAAAGTCCTTGTCATAGCCCAAGACATTGACTTTATCGTTGGGCTGATGTGCTACATCCAGTGCAGCTTCATGGGCTGCGCTGGATATGTAGTCATCGGTGACACACTCGTGAACCCGGCAACGGCCTACGACAGCCGCGGATTGCTGCCCGCAGGACCACAAAACCGCATCTGGTATATGCCGCTTTTCTCAACCGATGTGTGGTATATGCGCCGCCAGATAGCGCAGATGAACCTGCTGTTTGAGCCGAAAGGCGAACCTGCAAAAATCGAAAAAACCGATATTAAACCCGCAAATTTGCAAAAATCTATCAAAAATGAGCCTAAAGCCCCGGAAAACGAGCCTCTTAACGAAACCAAAACCGGGCAACTCACGTTTTTCTAACCCGAAATAAGAAAGGAGTATCCCTATGGCAGACATTACTTATATTCCCATCCGGCAGCTGTACCCTCACCCCGATAACCCCCGCAAGGAACTGGGCGACCTGTCCGAGCTTGCCGCCAGCATCAAGGAAAACGGCGTATACCAGAATCTGACCGTCATTCCCGGCCACTATCTCAATAGCCGGGAGTACATCGCAAAGTGCGTTGACGAGGGTGGGGATGCAGCCGCAGCAGCGGCAGCATGGACACCCAAGGCCGTGTGGTCCAGCGAGGACTACACCATCATCATCGGCCACCGCCGGGCGGCAGCAGCGCAGCAGGCCGGGCTGTACGAGTTGCCCTGCGCCATCGTGGAGATGGACGAGCGGGAGCAGATGCAGACCATGATGATTGAGAATATGCAGCGGTCAGACCTCACCGTCTACGAACAGGCGCAGGGCTTCCAGATGATGATGGACTTTGGGCAGACAGTGGAGCAGATCTCCGACAAGTCGGGGTTCTCCCAGTCCACTGTACGGCGGCGCATCAAGCTGCTGGAGCTGAACCATGATAGCTTCAAGAAAGCCGAAAAGCGTGGCGCAACATTGTCCGATTTCGCTCAGTTGGACAAAATCGAAGATTTGAATGTCCGTAATGAGGTTTTGGAAACCATCGGCACCCAGAACTTCAATCGAGCTATGCAGGATGCCCTGAACAAGCAGAAGTGGAACCATTACCGGGATGACATCGTTACTAAATTACAGGAGTTTGCAAAGCAAGTTGATGATGTCGACAGGCAGAAGTACGCCTATGTGAAAAGCTGGGGCAGCTGGAAGATGAACAGTAAAGACGAGTTCGCCGTGCCTGATGATGCCGGTAAGGTCGAATATGTGTTCGAGGTTGATAAAACCGACATCAGCCTCTACAAGAAGCGGAATGCAGCTGCCGAGGATGCAGATGCTGCCGCACGAGAAGCGGCGCGGGCTGCTGACGAGCTCGCTCGCGAACAGTTTACCATCACAACAAAATTTATGTACGAGTTGCGCCGGGACTTCGTGAAAGACCTGACACCGGCAGAGTGCAAGAGGCATCTTTCGGATATCGTGGAGTACGCCACGCCGTTGCTGGTCGGATATGGACGAGTAAATGACGATGAAAATGTGCTGCACCTGCTTGGTGTTGGTCTGAACGAACAGATTCAGGACGATACCGAACTGAAAGATGCACTGAAAATGTTCAACGCCTATGATACCGAGCCGGAAAAGGTTCTGCTGGCAATGGCCTTTGATGCGCAGGACAGCGAGCGCACGGGTTATTGGAGCACCATCTGGAGCAGCGAAGCGGGCAAGAGCGTGTATAAGCACAACGAAAACATCCCCCTCAATCGCACCTATGAGCTCCTGACAGCCCTCGGCTATGAAATGGCCGATGACGAAAAGGCCTTGCAGGACGGCACCCACCAGCTTTTTGTGGTGTATGGTTCCGGCAGCCAGGCTGACACGCCCTGCGATAAGTGCAAAGCTGCTCACCCTGAATGCGACAAGTGCTGCAAAACTTGCGATGACCACTGCAATGCGTTCCAGCTGTGCAGAAAGGAGTATGGCGAATGACCGACCTTGTAAAGTGTGACCGCTGCGGCACACCGTTCAGCATCCAGACAGCCGGCATCCGCAGTACATGGAGCGGCGATTACATGGTGCAGTATTTCACCTGCCCCGGCTGCCACCATCGCTACCAGATTCTGACCACGGACACCGAACTGCGCCAGACCGTTCAGCAGCACAAGAAAATTGCCGCAAAAATCCGCATGGGCCAGAGCAAGAATTTCCGGCCGGGAACCCTGAAAAAGTATCAGGCGGAAATGAAAAAGCTGGAGGCTGAGCAGAAAAAACGGCGGGATGAACTGATGGACAAGGGCAACGAGATCCTCGCCGCACTGGGAAAGGAGTAACCCATGGACGACTTAAAAGAATATGCAGACCGCCTCAAATTTGAAATTGTGGCTGCCGACTTTCTGAGCACCGAAGACCGGGAAATGGTCTTTGACCTCATCGAGAAAGTGCTGGGTGATACCGATGCCTGACCAGTTTTTCATCAACATTGCGCTGCTGGCCGTTGGCGTGTCCATCGGGGCGCTGCTGGGCGAAACCAGCCGCCAGCAGCACGACCGTGCTCTGTTCCGGGAGTATATCAACTTCATGGCCGAATCAGAGCAGAAAAACGAATTGCTTTTCCGTGAAGTGATTCATTTCCAGACACAGAAAGGAGCCTCCCATGAGGAAGAACAGGAATAACCGCCCGCCGGAAGTCGGCGCACGGGGGCTGCTGCGGCTGCGCTGCCCCTGCTGCGGTAAGGAGTTCGGTACATACCTCCACGTTTCGCAGATGTCCATCGGCTGCCGCTGCGGGGCCACGATCTCGCTTGAACGTGGGCTTGCCCACTATGAGTTTGAGTGTGGGTGCTGCGGGCTGCACGCCAAAGGCCAGACCAACATCGAGGATTTGGAAATCACCATCCCCTGCAAGTGCGGCAATCCCATCACGTTGCACTGGGACAAGGACAAGCGGAGGTACATCGAATGACCCTTGAGGAAGCCTGCCGCCTCATCGACCCGGCAACGGATTTGGACGCTCTGGCCGAGATTGAATATTACAACGGCTTCAAAGGCAAAGACGCTGCTGCCAAAGCCCTGCACGAGGCCAGCCAGATGGTCGTTGACTTTGTGCGCCAGATGTCATGGCATGATGCCAAGAACCCGCCAATCGCCCATGAAGAAAGCTGGGAATGCGCCGGCGAAAAGCACTGCGCCGTGATAAGCGACATCGTATGGGTGTGCTGCGAGAGCGGCCACACCATGAAAGGCTGGGTCGAAAACGGGACGTGGCACATTGAGGATGGCCACCGTGCAGAGGATGGCCACTACGGGCATGTGAAGCTGTGGGCACCGCTGCTGGAGCCGCCGGAGGTGAAAAAATGAAAACCATCACAGTTAAGCATGAGGTTTCGCCGGGTCGTGAAAGTTGCGAATTCGGCGGAGATTTTTGGGGCAAAGAGGTGTGCAAGTACCATACGTTTCGTACTCAAACCCACGGACGCAAGGCTCCACCGGAGTACAGAAAACCGAAGTGTTTACTGTTCGACTGCTGGCTTGAACAGCCGTACAAAAAGTGCGAACCCTGCCGCAGGGCGTGCGCGGAGGTTGACGAAAAGTGAAAGCAGTTCTTTTGAGCATCCGGCCCGAATGGTGTAGCCGTATCTTTTCGGGCTGGAAAACGGTGGAAATCCGTAAGACAAGACCGGTCTCGTTGAAAGAACCTTTTAAGTGCTACATATATTGCACGAAAGGAACGAAATTTTTCTGCTGGAAAGCCGTTGACCATTTATATTTCGACGATAGGCCTCATAAGATATTCGACCGCAGGGCTGACGGAATGGTTGTCGGCGAATTTATCTGCGATGACATCCGACGCATTGGCCCTGAATACTGTGTCGTCAAAGAAGATATCGAATCTGCAATTGCTGGAAGCTGTCTCACAGTACCGCAAGTCAAAGACTATGCCGGATGGAAGTCCGGGATGAGTTATGCAGATTTGAAAGACTTGTATGGCTGGCACATTTCCGACCTGAAAATTTATGACAAGCCGCGCGAGCTGCGGGCGTTTACGGGCTTGCTAAACACGCGGTTTGGTGTGCGGCCTGTGGAAGCGCAGCGACCGCCCCAGAGTTGGTGCTATGTGACAGAAAGGATGGACGAATGAACTGCCTGTCCTGCGAGAACTACATACCACTTAACCCGGCCATCCAGCGCACCGATGCCCAGGGCCAGACCTATACTGTGCCCGGCCTGTGCAAAATTGGTGCAGACCACATAATTTGTGGACTTCCGGTCTACCTTCCGACAGCAAAATGTGATAAAATAATAGAGGCGCCGCCGCAAGACGGTAGCTGAATTATGACGGAGGTAGGTTGTGACATTACAGGAATTGTCCAAGTACTATGACATTCAGATGACCCTCGAAAAAGACCGTGAAGCCTTGGAGCGACTGCGACAAAGAATCACTCCCGCCTCCCCACAACTGACCGGGATGCCCCACACGCCGGGTGTCCGGGATAAAGTCGGAGATCTGGCTGTAGAGTTGGCCGACATGGACGAGCGCATCCGCTGGCTGGAAGAGCTGGCAGCGCAGGAAAAGCCCAAAGTCGAGGCCTACTGCAAGAGCATTGTGGATGCTCGGATGTATCTGGTTTTCAGACTGCGGTTTATCCGCTGCTACTCATGGGCCGAAGTTGCCGGAGTTCTGGGAAAAGGATATACCGAAGATGGGGTCAGCCGGATGGCATACAACTACCTCAACAAAAACTGACCGATAAGCCCTGCATTTGCGGGGCTTTTTATTTTTGCCCCAAAACTGAAATTCAAATCAGAAATCCACACAAAATCAGCTCAAAATTGAAATGAATTTAACTTTTACCCCCTGAAAAGTTGAATTCAAAGTGGAAATCGTTGAGAATCAAGGGGATGGTTTCACTCGCTGTCGGACGTTGTCGGATGGTTTCGGATGGATGCCGAAGCTTACCGATGGATTCAGATGACAACGGACGCTCCGAGTGATATGATTAGGATGCAAAATTCAAATCAAGCCAAGCGGTGCTCACCATTCCCGGTGGGTGCCGCTATTTTATTGCCTGAAAGGAGGATTCCGGGCCGCACGTTGCTCCTTTGCGTGCGGCATCACCGTAGCACCCCGAAAAGCCGAGGTGCTGCAGCTGGGCATTTCGCCGTGCCCAGTCACAAAGAAGGAGATTTTCCATGTATCAGAAAATCAAGGCAAAATTCAAGGCAAACCCCACCATTTTCTACGCCTGTTCCATCGTTGCATCATGGGCAGGAGTCGGCTCCCTGATGAACTTCCGCACGCTGGCCATCAACAACGGCGCTGCTGCGGCTATCATCTGGGCGGTTTTCAACTCGCTGGCCTGTATCTTCTTCGGTCTGTTTGCGGAGTACATCCCGACCGTCCGGCGCATCATGCAGAGCAAGGTGATGTTCTACTTCATCGGCTTTTTGACCGTGTTCCAGACATGGACGCAGATGTCCGGCATCTATGAGATCTTCGGCGACACGCCGATCGGCACCACCGGAGGCACATTGATTGTCTACGGCACCTGCCTTGTGTTCCTGTTTATGCTTCTGAAAGAGGGCATGATTCGGAACGTCCTGTCTGATGGCTTTTCATGGGTGGTTGTTTACGGTCTGCTGGCAGTCGTTGTCATTGCCGCGCTGGTATACACCCACGGTGCATTCGTCAACATCGACCCCGGCCTGACTGCTGCCGGTATCCAGACGGGCCTCTACAAAGGCTTCCTGCTGCTGCCCGGCCCGTTCACTTATCCGTACTACTACTCGCTGTTCTCCTACAACGACAAAAATGAAGATGGCACCCAGCACGGCAACATGAAAAAGTCCTTTGTGCTGGCTGGCGTGATGTTCGGTGTCTACATGGTGCTGGCTGCGCTGCTCACATGGGTCAATTTCAGCCCACTGCTGAACACGCTCAAGGCTATCCTGATCACCATCATTGCGCTGTCCTCGCTGTCCACCTACCTCTATTCGGAGTATCTGGTGTTCGGTGAGAACATCGGCTTTCTCATTGACGTGCTCACTGTTACCTCGTGGCAGCTCGTGATCCCGCTGGGTGTCATGGGCATCTGGACGCTGATGAGCGAGCTTCGGGTGTACATCATCATCTTTGTGCTGCTGGCCTCCGTGGTCCTGCACCTCGTTTCTGACCGAAAGGAGGATGCACGATGAAAATCACGGTAAAGAAGCTGTCCGAGCTGCACAAGCCCGCCCACAACATCCGCCGGCATTCCGAGAAGCAGTTGACCGAGTACATCCGCAGCATTGAAATGTTCGGGCAGGTCAAGCCGCTGGTCGTGGCCGAGGACGGTGAGATCATCGCCGGTAACGGTCTGTATGAAGCGCTGCTCCGCATGGGCCGGGAAACCTGTGACTGCTATGTCATGGTCGGCCTGACCGATGTTCAGAAGAAAAAGCTCATGATGGCCGACAACAAGGTCTATGAGCTGGGATTCACTGATGTGGATGCCATCGAGGAACTGGTCAAGGAGCTGGACGGTGATGTGGATGTCCCGGGCTGGGATGCCGATCTGCTGGAAATGCTGAACAGCACCGAGGATGAAGCGGACGAAATGATTGGCTCCTACGGAGAATTCCCGGAGAGCGAGATTTCGTCCATCAACCGCCAGCAGAATGAGGAACACGTCCCCTATGCAGCAGCGCCTACCTATCCGGTAGCGCCGCCCGACCCACAGCCCGTGTCCACCGTCTCCGAGCCTCCGCAGCAGCCCTCCCCGGTGTTGGAGGTGTCTACACCTACCGAGCCGGAAACCGCTGTTCCTGAGGCGGCCAGCGGCGCAGAGCAGCACCGGTACATCCGCTGCCCGAAGTGTGGTGAGCTGATATGCCTGTGAAAGTAGTGGAAAGCAACCTGAACGTGTTGCAGGCTGCGAAGATCCGCATCCGAAATGTGTTCGCCAACGGCTGCAAAATCTACCTGAGCTTTTCTTCCGGCAAGGATAGCCTGTGCATGGCCAACCTCGTTTATGAAATGATTCTCTCCGGTGAGCTGGACCCCAAGCAGCTGACGGTGACGTTCATCGACGAGGAGGGGCTTTACCCCTCGATGGTCGATGCAGCATACCGCTGGCGGCGCAACTTCCTGTCGGTCGGCGCAAAATTCTTGTGGTTTTGCCTGCCGTTCAAGCAGGTGTCCGTCATTGACCACCTGTCCAGCTCCGAATCGTGGATAACGTGGGAGCCGGGCAAGGAAGATGTCTGGATGCGCAAACCGCCCGATTTTGCCATCATGTACAGTCCCTACCTCCACTATGCAGGGGAAATGAACTACCAGACGTTCTGCTCCAAGGCGTTTTCTGACGGCATCCAGCTTGTCGGTCTGCGCACGGCGGAAAGCCTGACCCGCTTCAAGTGCATTGCCAACACCAAAATGGAGCGCATCACCCGCGGCGGCAAGTTCTATCCCATCTACGACTGGAAGGACTCCGATGTGTGGCTGTACATCAAGGAGCGAAACCTTGAATTTCCTGAGATCTACATGAGGCTCTATGAGGCGGGTGTCCGAAAGAATGCCCTCCGGCTGTGCGCATTCTTCGGTGACTGCGGCACACAGGGCCTCCGTTGGATAGCTGAAACGGACAACGACCTGTGGGAGCGCATCCAGCGGCGAGAACCCAATGCCTACCTCGTTCTGCTCTACTGGGATTCTGAAATGTTCCGGCGCACCACCCGCAAGCGTGGGGAGCTGGAAGAAGAATCCGAGAAAAAGGACTATAAAGCCCTCTGCAAAGACCTTCTGTTCCTGCACCCGGAGCGCTACACCATCGCCAAGGACACCCTGTCCCACATCGAGCACTGGCGTGGCCTGTTCATCAAGACCTACGGCATCGCTGAGCAGAAGCACTACAAGACCATGTACGAGGGCCTGTTGTACGGAGACCCCAAAATGCGTATCCTGCGCATTCTCTGGACCACCATCTACAACGACCACAACGCCCGCATCAAGGAGGAGCAGAACCATGGAAAGCATTGATGTATTCGCCCCGCTGGCATCCCTCCAGTGGGTAGACCGCAACACTATTCACGCCAACGACTACAACCCCAACAAGGTCAGCGAGGAAAACCTGAAGCTGCTTATCCAGTCTATCCTGACCAACGGCTGGACACTGCCCATCGTGGTACGCCCTGACGGCACCATCATTGACGGCTTCCATCGCTGGACTGTATCGGGCCGGGAGCCGCTGCTGTCCCTGCTGGGCGGCAAAGTGCCGGTCGTAGTCGTAGACCACCACGGCGACGAGAGCGCCGACGTGTACGGCACCATAACCCACAACCGTGCCCGTGGCACCCACCTGTTGGAGCCGATGAAAGCCATTGTCAAGAAACTCATTGACGAGGGCAAGACCGTGGAGGAAATCGGCAAGCAGCTGGGCATGAAGCCCGAAGAAATCTTCCGCCTGTCCGGCTTTACCAAAGACGAGTTCCTGAACATGATGACCAAGGGCCACGACACATACTCCAAGGCTCAGGTCATCCGCAGCGTATGAAATCGTCCTTGCCAGCGCTCATGCGGGCAGGGGCTTTATCTCGAGGAAAGGAATCATCACTATGGACTACTATGATTTTGTGGCATCCGCCATTGCTGCCGTCGCCAGCCTCTATAATGCAAACGCTGAGCTGGCACATCTCCAGAAGATCGGCGTGAAAGACGTGTGCGTACTCTGGTGCGGCAGTACCCTTCAGAACAACAAGGCTTGGCTGTCCACCACCGTCCCTGACTGTATGTACTACGAGGCAACCTACGACGGCGACAAGAAAGAGCTGCGTCTGGATGCCTATAGGAAGATTCAAAGCGTGAGCATTCCCTGCTGAAAGGAGCACGACACCATGAACACCGTAACCGTATACGCCTGTCCCAGCGTCCCTATGGACAGCATCGAGTGTACCATCGAGTATGACCCTGCTGTGGTCGAAGCCTTTCTGCATCCGCCCAACAGCGGACAGGAGCGGGCCGACGATGGCTCGTTCGGTGACGAAAAGGTACTGTGACGGGGGTGCCCCACACTGAGCGGGCTCGACGACCCCGAAACCAAGCTAGTTAGTGAGGGAAAAATCAGTCATTTCGTTACGGTTTGTATAATTACTTCGCTGTGATTTTCCAAAGAGTTTTACAAAAAAGGAGGTGGTTTCTGAATGCCGACAAAAGAAAGAGTTGCTGACATGACTGTGACCACCACCCAACTGGCCGCCGTGCTGGGCATCACGAACCGCAGGGTGCAGCAGCTCACACAGGATGGGGTGCTCACCACCGTCAGTCGAGGAAAATTTGTCCTTGGTGACGCAGTGCAGGCCTACAATGCCAGCACTGCCCGTGGCGGGCTGACCAAAGAGGAAGCGGCAGAGGCCAAAAAGCTGGACCACATCAAGCAGAAAGCAGAAGCTACGCTCAAAGCCAGCAAAGCGAAAATCGCTCAAGCTGAGGCAAAAGAGCTGTCCGGGCAGATGCACCGCAGTGAGGATGTGGCCGCTATGACCTCTGAGCTTATCTACACCGTCCGGGGTGCGCTGATGGCGCTGCCCAGCCGTGTTGCCATCAATGCGGCTGCTCTGTCTGACCCGGCAGAGGTGGCAGAGTATATGCGTGGCGAGGTGAATCAGATAGCCGAGGAAATCGCCATGTTCCGTTACGACCCGGCAAAGTATGAGGCCCGTGTCCGTGAACGCAAGGCGTGGGCTGAAAAGCTGGCTGGTGACGACGATGAGTGAGAATGCAGCGGTTGACCGTCTGAATGCTCTGGTGTCAAAGCTGGTGGCAGCTATCCGGCCCCCGCCCAATGTGTCCGTGAGCGAGTGGGCCACACAAAACCGCGTCCTGTCCCCGGAAGCGTCTGCCGAGCAGGGCCGCTGGCGTAACAGCCGCACGCCCTATCTGGTGGAGATCATGGACGCATTCTCCGACCCGCGCATCCATCATATCGTTGTCGTTGCGTCCTCACAGGTCGGCAAGTCGGAGTTTGAAAACAATGTCATAGGCCGCACCATTGACGTTGACCCCGGCAGTATTCTTTTCATCCATCCCCAAATGACGGATGCCAAGGAGTACAGCAAGCTCCGTATCGCCCCCATGATACGAGACTGCCCTACACTGCGGGCCAAGGTCGCGGAGAAAAAGAGCCGGGACAGCGGCAACACGATTTTGCAGAAAAGTTATCCCGGCGGCATCCTGACCATGTGCGGATCTACCGAGGCGCACGCTCTGGCATCAAAGCCCATCCGCTATGTGCTGGGTGACGAGCGTGACCGCTGGGCAGTGAGTGCCGGCACAGAGGGCGACCCTTGGGAACTGGCAATGGCCCGGCAGACCACTTTCTACAACGCAAAGGCTGTGGAAGTCAGCACACCCACCATCAAGGGACACAGTGCCATTGCCAAGTCCTATGTCAAGGGCACGATGGAGCGCTGGGTATCCCAGTGCCCGCACTGCAAGGGATTCCATGAACTGCGTTGGGAAGATATTCGGTACGAGTATGACACCATCGAAACCCACGGAGAGAAAACCTACAAGGTCAAGGACGTGTGGTATCTCTGCCCGGAGTGCGCCTGCATTTCGGACGAAGTGACCATGAAGCGGGCACCAGCTCACTGGCAAGCGGAAAATCCCGCCGCCTATGAGAACGGTATCCGCAGCTTTTGGCTGAACAGCTTTGTTTCGCAGTGGGCAGCATGGAAAGATACCGTGCTGAAATACCTGAATGCCCTGGGCGATACCAAGAAGATGCAGGTTGTCTACAACACCCGTCTGGGGCTGCTGTGGGAAGATCGCGGCGATGTGCAGGACGAGGACACCATGCTTGGCCGCAGGGAGGAATACCCTGCGGAACTGCCGGATGGTGTGCTGGTGCTGACCGCTGGCGTTGATACGCAGGACGACCGCATGGAGTACGAGATCGTGGGCTTCGGCCACTTCGGGGAAACATGGGGCATCGAAAAAGGCATCATCTCTGGCCGCCCGGACAGTGACGAGGTCTGGCAGCAACTGGACGAGCTGGTTTTCGACCGCAAGCTGAAATTCGCTGACGGCCGAGAGCTGCCCGTTTCCATCAAATTTGTAGACGAGGGCGGCCATTTCACCCAAGAGGTGCGCCAGCGCTGCCATGACCGCATCGGCAAAAAGGTTTTCTGCATCAAGGGCTTTCCCGGCTCCGACCGGCCGTTCACAGGCCCGCCAAAGCAGGTGAAAATCACGGTGCAGAACCGCTACATCGGGATGTGCTGGCAGTACCAGTTGGGCGTTGACGCTGGCAAGCAAATCATCATGGACGATTTGAAAGTGCAGGAGCCGGGCCCTCGGTACTGCCACTTCCCACGCCGGGACGATTACGGCCTCGGCTACTTCAACGGCCTCTTGTCAGAGCATTTGATATACAAAGAGGGCCACCGCAACCCGTGGCAATGGGATAAAATCTCCGGCCATGAGCGAAACGAACCTCTTGACTGCCGAAACTATGCCATAGCGGCCTACAAGGTGCTGCCGAAAGACCTTGATGCCATCGACCGGGCGCTGAAAAGGCTGCGCGGCAAGGCACCAGAGGCACCGGCAGCCCCGGTGATAAATATTCAACAACCCGTCTCCCGTCCCCAGCCGTCCCCCGGCCGGAGGCGGGAGAACTTTTTAGACGACTGGTGAGGTGTGAGTTATGGATACCGTGACCATCAAAAAGCGGCTGGAGTTCCACACGAAGCGGCTTGATAACCTGTATGTGGCCTACAACAAGCTGCTTTCCGGTGGCGTGAAAAGCTACCGTCTGGACGACCGGGAACTCACACGTCTTGACCTCGGCAAGCTCAGCGATGAGATCAAAGATGCCGAGGAAAAGGTCGATGAACTGACCGCGCTGCTGAACGGCCAGAGTGCCCGCAAGGCATTCTCCGTTATCCCGCGCGATTGGTGATCCTTTAGGGTGACGGCCCGAAAGGGCCTTTGCCGCGGGCTGGCTGCTTTTTACTCCTTTCCCCAGCCAGCCCGCTTAGTTTGAAAATTACGGAGGCGATTACTCTTGAGTGTCAGATACCGCGTCACCGCTGCACCGCAGGCCAGCGGCTACAGCGAGGCGGGCGCATCCTACAAACGGCGTGCGCTGCGGGCTTTCTTCCCCAACAGCAACTCTCCGAGCAGCGATATTCACGACAACGCAGATATTCTGCGGCAGCGGAGCAGAATGCTCTACATGAGCGCACCTGTTGCGACCAGTGCCATCAACACGAATCGAACGAAGATCGTTGGCACCGGGCTGACCTTGAAAGCGACCGTTGACCGAAACGTACTGGGGCTATCCCCGGAAAAAGCCAAAGAGTGGCAGAGTAAAACCGAGGCAGAGTTCCGGCTTTGGGCCGAAAACCGCCGCAGTTGTGATGCCATGGGGCTGAACGATTTCTACGGCTTGCAGCAGTTGGCCCTGAAAAGCTGGCTTATGAGTGGTGATGTGTTCGCCGTGGTGAAAATTCGTGACCCGGACAAGCTGCACCCCTACGGGCTGCGGCTGCATCTGGTGGAGGCTGACCGTGTGTCCACCCCGGATAAGCTCGGCGGTATGCTGGATGGCCTGGGCTATACCGAGGGCACAAACCCCAACACCGGGAACAAAATCTATGATGGTGTGGAAGTGGACAGCAGCGGCATGATCGTGGCCTACCACGTCCGCAACACATATCCGCATGAGTGGCGGAATGACATCACCAAATGGCAGCGAGTGGAGGCGGTCGGTGCGACAACTGGGCTGCCCCAGATCCTGCACATTATGGAGTCCGAGCGTCCGGACCAGTACCGTGGTGTCCCGCTCATTGCACCCATCATCGAACCGCTGCTCCAGCTTCGCAGATATACGGAGTCGGAACTGCTGGCAGCTCTGGTGCAGAGCTTCTTCACGGCATGGATTGTCACCGATACCCCGAAGAACGCTATCCCGTTTGACGAAACCGGCAGCGGAGATCTCGGCGGTGTTCCTGTGGACAACCCAAAGGCTGACAACGCCAGCCACAGCCCGAACGAGTATGAGATGGGGCCGGGTACGGTTGCGCACCTCGGCAAGGGCGAGGACATCAAGTTCGGAAACCCCAATATTCCCACCGCAGGGTTTGATACGTTCGTCAAAACGCTGTGCAAACTCATGGGTGGTGCCATTGAAATGCCGTATGAGCTGTTGCTGAAAGAGTTCAATGCCAGCTACTCGGCCAGCCGTGCCTCTCTTTTGGAGGCATGGGAAGGTATCAAGATGCGGCGTGCATGGCTGGTAGGCAGCTTCTGCCAGCCTGTATATGAAATTTGGCTTTCTGAGGCTGTGGCCCGTGGACGAGTAATCGCCCCGGGCTTTTTTGATGACCCTCTGGTGCGTGCTGCGTGGTGCGGCGCACGGTGGATTGGGCCTGTGCAGGGCACCCTTGACCCGAAGAAAGAGGTCGAGGCCGCCGTGCTCCAGACCCATCACGGCTTCCGCACCCATGAGCAGGTCACGCGCGAGCTGGGCGGCGGCGACTGGGAGGACAATGTCGCAGAGCTGGCCCACGAAAATGAGCAGCTCAAAGCTGCGGGCAGCGAGGGCGTAATCGAAACCACAGAAAGTGTCACTACACAGGGAGGTAAAGAAAATGCCGAAAGCACCGAGTAGCACCCCGATGGTGAGCATCCAGCGGCCCTGCTATGCAATGGCCAGCACTGACGGCCAGAGCGCTGACATCACCATGTACGGCCAGATCGTGGACACGCAGCCCACGGATTGGTGGACGGGTGAGCCGATTCCGGGTCAGTACATCATTGAGAGCGAGTTCCTGTCCGACTTGCAGCAGGTCGAGCATTGTTCGGAGATCACCATCCGCATGGACAGCGTGGGCGGCGATGCTGGCGTTTCCATCCTGATTCACAACAGGCTGCGTGAGCTGGCCGCCAAGGGCACGAAACTGACCTGTATTGTGGACGGCGTGGCCATGTCCGGCGGCAGCCTTATCATGTGCGCCTGCGACACCGTCAAGGCCAACCCATCCAGCCTCGTGATGATTCACAAGTGCTGGTCGCTCATCTGGGGCAACTACAACGCCGATGAACTGCGCAAAGCCGCAGATGCCAACGACGCATGGGATAAGAGTCAGGTTTCCATCTATAAGCGGAAGACCGGCCTCTCCGAGACCGTGCTTTTGCACATGATGTCCGATACCACCTACATGACCGGCAAAGAGGCCGTGGAAAAGGGCTTTGCAAATGAGCTTCTGGATGATGCCGAGCCGGTGGAGATCTCCGCAAGTGCCGACCGGCAGACCATCTACGCCAAGGGCCACGCCCTGCACCTGAGACCGGGCACAAAACTGCCCGGCAATATTCCTATGGCTAAAGCGGCTGCACCTGCGACCGCTACTGCAAATACACCGGCGGCACCCGCCGCCCAGTCCAACGAAGGAGGACATACCACTATGGCAACTACCATCGAGGAGCTTCGCAAGGAAAACCCGGAGCTGTGCCGCCAGCTTGAGCAGAGCGCTTCTGAACAGGCATCCCAGAACGAGCGCACCCGCCTGTCTGAAATTGACGAGGTGGCCAACCTGTTCGACCCGACTATGGTTCAGGAGGCCAAGTACGGCAAGACCGCTTGCGATGCCCGCGAGCTGGCTTTCCGCGCTGCCAAGGCCGCAGCTGCGCAGGGCCACGAGTTCCTGAAGAATCTGGCGGCCGACAATCAGGCATCCGGTGCCCAGGGCGTGGAGGCCGTGCCGGGCGCATCCGCAACCGGCGACCCGGAGTCCCTGCCCGATGCAACGGGCAATGCACCCAAGACCCCGGCTGAACGCATGGCTGCGGCTGATGCTGCCGTCGCTGCGCTGCTTGACGGGGACGAGAAAAAGTAAGGAGGAACACTACAATGACTGAGCTGAACAAAAGACTGGGCAGCATGGATTATGACGGCCTGATTGCCGACATCTATCCTAAGCTGGTGGTCAGCGGCGGCACCATCCGTAAGCTGGCCGAGGCTGCCACCATCAAGCGTGGCACCATTCTGGCAAAGTCCAGCGGCACTTCCGGCGATGGCAAACTGGTGGTACTGGGCACCGCGCCCACTGGCGACGAGGTGCTGACTGCCAACTGCATCCTGTGTGATGACGTTGAGGTCGGCACGTCCGATGATGTGACCGTCCCTGTGTACCTGACGGGCTGCTTCAACACCAACAAGTGCATTGTGGCCGACAGCTACACCATGACCGAGGCTGACAAGGATGCCCTGCGCGAGGGCGGCATCTTTTTCAAGGCCGCTGCACCGGCACTGTAAGGAGGATATATCATGCCTGCTGAACTGAATTTTTTCGATACCTACACCCTGATGGCCGTCTATAAGAGGGTCGTCCCCAAGAAGACTTTCTTCCGTGACCGCTATTTCCCGACCAGCGACGAGGACATCTTTGCGTCCAACAAGGTTCTGACCGAGTACATGGACGGCGACCAGAAGATGGCAGCCTTTGTTGCGCCTCGTGTCGGCGCAATTCCGATGGAGCGCATGGGCTACGAGATCCATGAGCTTGAACCTGCATTCATCAGCATGAGCCGTGAGCTGTCCACCGACGACCTGACGAAGCGTGGCTTCGGTGAGGCTATCTATGCCAACAGCACCCCGGCGCAGCGTGCGGCCAAGCTGACCCAGAAAGACCTGGCAGATATGGATGCCCGCATCGTTCGCCGTGAGGAGTGGATGTGTGCCCAGACTATGCTGGATAACGGCTGCACCATGCAGGAAATGATCGACAACCAGACCAAGGGCGATACGAAGGTTGTGAAGTTCTACAACCCCGGCCACGAGAACGACCATATCTATGTCCCTGCTGCAAAGTGGAACGAGGAAGGCGGCAAATTCTTTGAGGATGTTGCTGCCATGTGTGATATGCTGTCCAGCCGTGGTCTGGCTTCCGCAGACCTGCTGCTGGGTGCCGATACCTACAATGCCGTTCTGGACCTCGAAAAGGTGCAGCGCCTGCTGGACAAGAACTCTGGCATCATTGTGGGCCAGATTGAGGAGCAGCTCAGCCCGTATCATGGTGTGGTCTATGGTGGCACCCTGAACTTCAAGGGGCACAAGCTGAACCTGATCTCCGTTGACGAGACCTATGTTGACGATGAGGGCAAAGTGCGGCCTCAGTTCCCCAAGACCGATGCCTTGGTCACCGCTCCCGGCTGCGGCCACCTGATGTATGGTGCCATCACCCAGATCAACTACGGTGATACCAAGCATACCACCATCGCAAGTCGCCGTGTTCCGAAGTTCAGCCTCAATCAGGAGAACGACCTGCGCAAGACCATTCTCAAGGCCCGCCCGCTGGCTGCACCCCACAACTACTGCCCGTGGATCCGCGTCAAGAACGTGGTCGGCTAAGTCTGGCCAGAAAGGAAGTATACCGATGCTTGTTGAGATTCTTTGCGGCGGCTATGGCTGCCGCACCAAGACGGGCATTCACACCGTCATGCGTGGTGAACAGTGCGAGGTCAGCGAAAGCGAAGCACGCCGCCTTATCGGGCTGGGCGTGGCAAAATCCCCGTACATCACCGACAGAGGCACGGCGAGCACCCTTGCGGCGGCTCCGGCGACTGCGGAAGGTAACGACACCCCCACAGCCGAAACCCAGCAGGGCGGCTCTGGGACGGCCCACCTTGACCCCAACCAGTTGCAGGACATGACTGTTGCTGAGCTGAAGAAGCTGGCGGCGGATATGGGCATCGAAACCAAGCAGCTCAAGACCAAGGATGAACTCGTCGAGGCTATCTGCGCCGAGGATGTTGTTCCCGGTGACGAGAGCACCGAGACCCCGGAGCTGTCTGCTGCGATGCCCACCGCATGAGCAGCTTCAAGGACGCTGTGCAGGAAGACCTGAACAGCGTCTTTCTGAATCTGGACGAGTTTGCAGAAACGCACACGGTCTACTATGACGGTGAGGAGTATTCGGATATTCCCATTGTCATGACCGGCCTCTCCGAAAAGGAGCGGGTGCGTCAGAGCATCAGTGACCATGCGGAGGGCATATACCGGGTAAGCCGGGTGTTGCATTGCGATATTGCAGCCATCGGCGGGAAGCAGCCGGAGCAGGGCTGCAAACTGGGCATTGACGAAAACGGATTTGTCCGCAGCTACTATGTGGCATCCTCTGTCTGCGAAATGGGGATGCTGCGGGTGGAATTGGAGGCGATTGACGAATGAGTGATGTGACAACAGACACCATGATGCACAGCGTGGCCGCTGGCATTGCTGTTGACATTGCAGAGGAGGGATTTGACCGCGTGTCAGCCATCCTTTCCGGGATTCCCGGTGGCGCCAATCGTGCCGTTGGCTCTGCGCTTGCCCGTGCCGCTGCTGCCGGAAAGACGGTAGCAAAGCGGGCGGTCACGCAGGAGTACGCCATCAGCAGCAGCGAATTCACCAACCGCACCAAGAACGTCAACAACATTCAGCGGGCCAGCAGCGGCGAGGTTTCTATCAACTTCGGCTACCGTGGCAGCGTCATCCCCCTTAGAGTTTTCGACACCAAGGTAGACCGCAGCGGCCGCGTTGTTACCCGTGTGAAGAAATCCAGTGCCCGACAGGCGCTGGACCACGCTTTCGAGGCGAAAATGGGTTCTCATTATGGTATCTACGAGAGGCAGGGCGAAAAAAGATTCCCGGTTAAGGAGCTTTTCGGCCCGGCTACCCCGCAGATGATGTATTCCAATGAGGTTGTCATGGACTCCATCGAGGCGAAAATGGCCTCCACATATGAGGAACGCATTGAGCATGAAATCACGCGAGTTTTGAACGGATGGGGTGTGTGATATGACCAGTGTGGTTTTGCTTGAACAGCTGAAAGCATTCACCGAGAAAATCATGGCCGACATGATTCTCCCGGTGGCTATGCAGCAGGGCGACACCGAGCAAGCCTACCGTGCCCCGGAAGTCTACCTGATGCGGCTGCCTGACAGCAGGGCGGCCAAGAAAAAGGCCCCCTACATCATCCACCGGGTCATTCCGCTGGAAACGGAACAGCAGCCCGGCAGCGAGGAGCGCACGGTCGTTTCCGTGCGCTCTATTTTCTGCTGCTACAACCCGGACGAGCAGGAGGGCGACCTTGCACTCCTGAACATGATGGAGCGTTTCCGGGTAGAGCTGCTGAAAGTCCGCAAGGTGGGCGCTGTCGGAGCGGATGGAAAGCCCCGGTATCAGTTCACTCTCGATATTTCTCCCGACCACAAGTTGGAAAGCATTCCTTATGACGAGGAATCGAAGCCCTACTATGCCGGAGAAATGATCACCTACTGGAAGCTGCCGACCGTGCAGCAAACGGAGGACATTGAATTATGGCGGTGAAAAAGACCACGGCGGAACAGCCCGCCGAAAACACCGTGAGCGCCGAGCCTGCACAGAGCAAGCCCAGCGTTTCTATTTACGTCGGCCCGTCCATTCTGGGCTACATCCAGAAAAACACGATTTACCCCTGCGCCGCTGCGGAGGCTGTAGAGCGTGATGATGTGAAGATTGCCACCGAGAAATATCCCGGTGTGGCCGACTTCATCATCAATGTGGACGAGCTGCACACCACGCCTGAAAAGGTAAAAGCACGCGGCGAGGCCGTCCTTGCATTTGCACGGATGCTCGCCAAATCCAAGTAAGGAGGAATACATACTATGGCAGATCATGGTATCAATGTCAGCCGCGCCGACACCGCCGTGGCGACACCGAACACCGCAACCTGCGGCATTCCCTTTGTCATTGGCACCGCACCGCTGTCCAAGGCGACCGGTACCCCTGCGACCGCTGGCCTCCCGGTGCTCTGCACCAGCTATGATGAAGCAAAGGAGCAGCTGGGCTATGACGACGACTGGGCCAAGTACACCGTCTGCGAGGTGATGCACTATCACTTCAAGCTGTGCGCCTGCCAGCCGGTCATTTTCCTGCCCGTTGGCGAGACTGCCGAGGCTGCCGATGTGGCCGCCGCCGTTGAGCAGATCGAGCTGTGCCTGACCATGTTCGGCATCGTGCCCGACCTGATTATGGCTCCCGGCTTCTCCCAGGATGCAACCGTTGCAGCGGTTATGGACGCAAAGGCTGGCTCTATCAACGGTATGTTTACCGGCAAGGCTCTGGTGGACATTTCCGCAAAGACCTATACCGCTGCGGTGCAGGCGAAGAACAGCGGCACCTACACCGAAAAAACCATCCTGTGCTGGCCCAACGGCACCCTCGGTGATCTGCGTTTCCACGGCTCCACCGTCGAGGCGGGCTGCCTTGCAGAAACCGATACCGGCAACGAGGGCATTCCCTATGAAAGCCCCTCCAACAAGACCGTTCACATCGACGGCCTGTGCGATGACGACGGCAACACCATCAACCTGACCTATAATCAGGCCCTTGTCGTTGATGCCGCGGGCATCTGCACCTTCCTGAACTTTATGGGCGGCTGGACCGCTTGGGGCAACCATACTGCGTGCTACCCCAAGTCCACGGATGTGAAGGACTACTTCATCCCGCTCAGCCGTATGTTCGACTACGTCACCAACACACTCATCAAGACGTTCTGGAGCAAGCTCGACAAGCCGATGAACCGTCGCCTCATCGACACCATTCTGGATAGCGCCAACATCTGGCTGAACGGTCTGGTTGGCGCAGGTTATCTGCTGGGTGCCAGTGTGGAAATGTTGGAAAGCGAGAACCCGCTGACCAGCCTGATGGCGGGCAAAATCAAGCTGCACGTCTACATGACCCCGCCCTCTCCGGCGCAGGAGATTGACTTTGTGCTGGAATACGACGCTGATTATGTGACCAGCGCACTCCAGTCCTAAAGAGGAGGTACTACAATGGCAATCGATCAGAGCGTTATCAACTTCGCGGTCTATGAGGACAGCGTGGAATATCTGGGTATGTCGAAAGCTACCCTGCCGGATGTTACCTTTCTGACGCAGAGCATTTCGGGTGCTGGTGTCGGCGGTAACGTCGAAGCGGTCATTCTGGGCCATTTGGAGGCTATGACCCTCGGTCTGGAATTCCGCACCACCACGCCGCAGTCCGTCCGGCTGTCGGAGCTGCGCCGCCACAGCATTGACCTGCGTGTGGCAAACCAGTATGAGGATCCTGTTTCGGGCGTGGTTGAGGCACGGAAGGAAAAGCACATTTTCGTGGTCGTGCCCAAATCGACCAAGGGCGGCACCATTGCCCCCGCAACGCCCACTTCTGGCTCTGGTGAGTACGCCGTCCGTTACTGGGCAACGTACATCAACGGCAAGAAGGTGCGTGAGCTGGACCCCCTCAACTTCATCTGCTACATCAACGGTGTGGATTATCTGGCCGGTGTCCGTGCGGCCCTGGGCAAGTAATCCGCATATGCCGTTCCGCCGGAGCTGCATTTTGCAGCCCCGGCCTATTTTTTGAGCGTGAAAGGAGCTATCCAGCATGAACGCCGTCATTGACCCGAAAGAATTTGATGCAGCTCAGGCTGCCGCCGCAAAGGCTGCTGCCGCTGCTGACCCGTACACCTACACCCACAAGCTCCAGAAGCCCCTTGACTATGAGGGCAAGCACTACGAATCCCTCACGTTCGACTGGGGCAAGCTGACCGGCAATGACTCCCTCGCCATTGAGGCCGAGCTTACGGCTCTGAATCAGCCTGTGATCATCCCCTCGATGAGTGCGGGCTACCTCATCCGCATGGCCTGCCGGGCGTGTACCGAGCCTATCGGTGTTGATGTCATCGGTGCTATGAGCATCCGGGACTACAACACCATCCGCACCAAAGCGAGAAATTTTTTGCTGAGGTCGGACTTGTAACTGGTGATGGCGGCGTGTGGCTGCGGCGACAGGTGCTCGCAATGGCACAGGTCAACTGTACGCCCGCGCCCTACTGGCTGGAAATGCCCCTGTATCAATTCCGGCAATGGATCCGCAGCAGCAATGACCTCATTGCCGAGCGCCAGAGAGCGAGAAAGGACGGTAAGTAGTGGCTCGTAAAGAGTGGGAGCTGCTGTTCAACCTGTCCGCTAAACAGAACAGCAGCTTTTCCAGTACATTCAAGGCTGCGCAGTCTGCCCTTGTGGAAACGCAGGGGAAGATTCAGCAGCTGAACAAAGTACAATCCGACATTTCGGCGTACCAGAAGCAGCAACAGGCCGTTGACGCAACCCGTCAGCGGCTTTCTGTTTTGCAGCAGCAGTACGACAACATCCAGAAAGAAATTCAGGAAACCGAGGGTTATTCCTCTGCGCTGGAAAACAAGCTGCTATCCAAACAGGCGCAGATCGACAAGACCACGGCCTCCCTGAACACCTATGAGCAGCGTTTGGCTGCCACCGGGAATGCTCTGCACGAAGCTGGCGTGGATACCACGCAACTGACGGCGGAAAGCGTCCGGCTGGAAACTGAGGTCGATAAGCTCAAGGATAAGCAGGTTGACCTCAAGAAAACGATGGACGAGGCCGGCGAGGGCGCAAAGGGATTCGGTGAAAAATCGGTCGAGGCGCTTGAGACGGTCGAAGCCACGCTGGCCGCGGTCGGTATTTCAAAGGCCCTTGGAGAAATCCGGGATGCCTACATGGACTGCATCAACACCGCAGGTGATTTTGAAGCATCCATGAGCAATGTCGAGGCCCTCTCCGGCGCTACCGGTGAGGAGCTGACGGCCCTGTCCGACAAGGCCAAGGAAATGGGCGCGACCACCAAATTCACCGCTGGTGAATCGGCTGACGCTCTGTCCTACATGGCTTTGGCAGGCTGGGACACCCAGTCCATGTTGGACGGCATCAGCCCGGTGCTGAATCTGGCTGCTGCTGCCAACATGGATCTGGCGCAGGCATCCGATATTGTCACCGACTACCTGACTGCTTTTGGCCTGAAAGCCTCCGACACCACACACTTTGTGGACGTGATGGCCTACGCCATGGCCAACTCCAACACGGATGTCATCCAGTTGGGTGAGGCTTACAAGGCGTGTGCAGCTACCGCTACGTCCCTCGGCTACTCGGTCGAGGAAACCACCGCTGTGTTGGCTACCATGGCCAACGCCGGTGTCAAGGGTGGCGAGGCTGGCACAGCCCTGAACGCCATCTTTACCCGCCTTGCCACCAACACGAAAGAGTGCGGGGACACCCTTGCAGAATACGGTGTGCAGATCTATGACGCACACGGCAATATGCAGAGCCTGTCCAGCATCCTCACAGGCATGGCCGGTATCTGGGACACCCTGACCGACCAAGAGCAGGCCAACCTCGCAAAGGTCATTGCCGGCACGAACCAGTATTCCAAACTGCAAACCATCATGGCCGGGTGCAGCGAAGCCGCAGCCGAGGGCGGGCAGTCTTTTGCGGACTACACCGCAGCTCTGAACGACTGCGCCGGGTCTGCCGATAAAATGGCGGGCACCATGCTCGACAACATGAATGGCAGACTGACGCTGATGCAGTCCGCAGCAGACGGCCTAAAAATCGCCATCGGCGAGGATTTGACCCCGGTGATGTCGGATTTGTACGATGTCGGCGCGGAAGTCCTGGGCTGGATGCAGGGATTTGTAGAAGAAAATCCCGGCGTAGTCAATGGCGTTGCAGCCGGCACGGTTACTCTGGGCGGCTTCCTCGCGGTGCTGACTGCGGTCACGACCGCCATCAAGGTGGGCAGTACCGCAATGGGGCTGTTTACTGCCACGCTTGGCCCGGCTGCCCCGGTGCTGGTCGGAGTTGCCCTGGCGGGCACGGCGCTGGCCACGGTCGTTGCCGGTCTGTCTGGTGCGGCCGATGCGACGGTGCCCTCTGTAAAGGAACTGACCAGCGCCGCTCGTGACATGGGCGACAGTATGGAAGAAGCAAGCGCAAGCTACGATTCCACCCTGTCCAACATGGCAGCGACCGCCAGCGTTGCGGACCAGTACATTAGCAAGTTGGAGGCCATCGAGGCCGCCACAAATGGGAACACGGACGGAAATGCCGAATACCACGACACGCTGGCCCGGCTGTCTGTTCTGGTTCCCAGCCTTGCGGATGATATTGACCTTGAGACCAATTCTATCAAGGGCGGCACCGCTGCGCTGCGCCAGCATACGGATGCCTATGTAGCAGATGCCAAGGCTCAGGCCCGGCAGGAATACCTGAACACCCTCTATGACCAGTACAACAATGTGCTGGTTGAGAGCGCTGAGAACGAAACCAAGCTGGCGACTGCGCAGGCAAAGGTTGAAAAATCCAATGCCGGCATGTCTGCTGCCTACGATAAGCTGCTGACCACCCTCGGCCTGACGGATGAGCAGTTCAAGCTCACCTACGGCACGGTAGAAGATCTGCCGTGGCGCGCCATGAGCGAGGATGTGCAGCAACTGCGCACTGAGTACATGGGGTACTCGGATGACCTTGTCACTGCCCGGCGGGAGGTCGAGAACTACACCGCCGCCGTAGAGCAGGATCAGGAGGCTATCAATGCCGCCGAGGCCGAGTATCAGGAGGCCAGCGCCGCAGTCGATGCCTTGAATGCTTCGCAACAGTCCGCCGCCGACAGCGCAGACGATGTTGCAGCGCAGCAGCAGAACGTGGCGAATGCCATCTCTGATGCAGAGCTTCGAATTCAGGACATCATTGCAGCCTACAAGGATGCCTATGATGAAGCCTACGGCAGCATCAGCGGCCAGTATGCGTTGTGGGATTCTGCGGAAAAGGTCGTTTCGACCTCCGCTACATCCATCAACAATGCACTGCAAAGCCAGATCACCTACTGGGACAACTACAACCAGAACCTCGAAAAGCTGAACGAACGGGCGGCTGACATCGACGGTCTGAGTGAAGTTATCGCCAGTTTTGCGGATGGCAGCAAGGAATCCGTCAATGCGATTGCCGGTATGGCCTCGGCCTCGGATGCTGATCTCGCCAAAATGGTTGAGAACTATGCTGCACTGAAAGAAGCGCAGGATACCACCAGCGAATCTATCGCCGACCTCAAGACCGGCATGAGCAATTCTATGGACGAAATCGCCAAGACCGTAGCCGATACCGTATCGGAAATGGACATGAGCGACGAGGCCACGAAAAGCGCCAAGGAGACGATTCAAGGCTTCATCGATGGCGCATCCAGCATGATGCCCCGTGTGCAGGAAGCCTATGCCAAAATCGCCTCGGCGGCCTCTACTGCGCTGGCAGGCTCCAACGAGCGCTACAATGTCAACCACGGAATCCCCGGATATGCTGTTGGTACGGAAGATGCGGCTCCCGGCTTTGCCCTCGTTGGTGAGCATGGCCCGGAGCTGGTCTACTTCAACGGCGGGGAATCTGTTCTGACGGCCTCGGAAACCAGACGGGAGATGGAGAGCGCAAGCGTTACCCCCATGAGCGCTGAGCTGCCAGAGAGCAACGGCTCCTCCTCAGCACGCAGCACGGTTCCTATATCGCTCTCGCCGGTTTACCATATCTCAGGTATATCTGATACTGCCGAGCTGCAAAACGTCCTGAATGCCCAGAATGACAGCCTGAGAGAACTTGTCCTCGAAATCGTGAAAGATGCAGAGGACGATGATTTCAGAGGGAGGTATGCATGAGTAAAACCTATACGACTGTGCAAGGCGACCGCTGGGACAGCGTGGCCTATAAGCAGCTCGGCAGTTGCGCCTATGCTCCCAACCTGATGGCTGCTAATCCGCAGCACTTGGGCTATTTTGTGTTCCCGGCCGGAATCGTTCTGACGCTCCCGGATGCCGAGACACAAACCAGCTCTACCTTGCCCCCGTGGAAGAAGGTGGTCACATGAGCGACGAAAATACCGCCCGCCATGCCGAGTGTACTGTGGAGTTTGACGGCGTGGACATCACCAGCAGCATCAAGCCCTACCTGCTGTCGCTGACATTTACCGATAATGAGGAAGATGCCAGTGACGACCTGCAGATCAAACTCCAAGACCGGGAGGGCGTTTGGATGACCGACTGGCTCCAGAAGATGCTGGACGGCGATGTGTCGGCCGCATCTTCTGATGGCTACAAGGTTGGTGACGTGGTGCAGTTCCTTGGCGGTCCACACTACAAGGCATCTACCGACAAAAAGGCAAACGGAACACCAAAGGCTGGCCCGGCCAAGATCACCATCATCAAGCAGGGCGCGCTGCACCCGTACCATGTTATTCACACGGACGGAACGTCCCGGGTCTATGGCTGGGTCGATGCCAGCGAGATCTCCGGTAAATCTGGCGGCAGTTCTTCCGGCAGCAGTGAAGGTGGCCTGAAAATCCGGGCTACCATCACGGCCTGTAACTGGCACTCTGACGGAAAGGATGAGGCGCTGGACTGCGGGGAGTTTGAGCTGGATAGCATAAACGCATCCGGCCCGCCCGACATTATCACCATAAAGGCCACGGGGCTGCCCTATACCAGTCAGATCCGGCAGACCAAGCAGAGCAAGGGCTGGGAAAAGTACAAGTTATCCGGCATCGCCAATGAAATGGCGAAGAAGAACGGTATGAAGTCCCAGTTCCTTGCGAAAAAGGATCCTGAGTATAAGCGTGTGGAGCAGTACCGCTGCTCTGACATCGACTTCCTGTCGCAGTTGTGCCATGATGCCGGCTTGTCGCTGAAATGCACAGACGGCAAACTCGTTATCTTCGACCAGAAAGAATACGAGGGAAAAGATTCTGCATGGACTGTCACCAAAGACGACAAAAGCTATATCAAGTGGAGCCACACGCTCGGCCAGGCCGGAACGCAGTATGCGTCCTGCCGGGTGTCCTATGTTGGGCCGAACGGCAAGCCCATTGAGGGTATCGCCTACGTCAAGGACTACGATGCCAAGAGCAAAACCAACCAGCAGCTGGAAGTTTATGCCCCGGTCACGAGCAAGACCGAGGCCAAAGAACTGGCTGCCAAAAAGCTCCGGTTGCACAACAAGTTTGAGCGTCAGGTTGGCTTTACCTACCACGGCGACCCGGGCAAGGTTGCAGGCCTGACGTTTGAAACCAAGAGCTTCGGGCCGTGGGATGGAAAGTACATCGTGAAGCAGGCCAAGCATACCGTGACCGGCTCTGGCGGGTACACCACGCAGGTTTCCGGCCGTCATGTTTTAGGAGGGTACTGATGAACACCGCTGTTGACGTTCGCCTCGGTAAAGTCACCGATGTGAACAAAGAAAAGCGCCTTGTCCGCTGCAAATTTGAGGACACCGGCATCACGTCCGGCTGGCTCCCGGTGATGCAGCACTACAAAGCCATTGTCTATACGGAGTCAGCCGGCGAACACAATCACCAGTATATCCACCCCAGCCCCTACAACCTTGAGATCAAAACGACCATGGATGGCTCACGCCAGATTTGGGATGAGGAAGAAAAGGTCATCGGGGCGGACAACTCCACAAACCATCAGCACAAGTCCCATGTGGTGTGGTGGCTGCCGGCCATTGATGATACGGTGGTCTGCTTGTACCTCCCGTGCTTCAATGCTGATGGCTTCGTGCTGGGAGGGATTTATCCGTGATTGTCGGTTGCCTCGGAGACATCAGTTTTGCCGTGTTCGATAGCCATGTCGAGACCATCAAGAACATGGTGCAAAATGTATCTGCCAGATATACTACCCACCAGCGCGCCGGAGGCCCGGCCCTGACCGAGTTTACAGGCGCCGATGTTCAAACAATTACGTTTGACATTGAACTGGCCGCATACCTCGGCGTGAATCCAACCAAAGAGCGGGAACGACTGCAAGAATGCGTCCTCAATGGGACAACGCTGCCGTTCGTTCTCGGCAATGTGGTCTATGGCAGCTATCGGTGGGTTATCAAATCTGTAAAATTCAAGACCCTGCACACAGACGCTTTCGGTACACCGACATGGATTACCGCAAGCGTTTCTTTGTTGGAATATCAGAGAGAATGAGGTGATTTTTGTGAGCAACTACTTGGTATCGGCAAACGACCTGACCACCATTTCCCTTGGGGAGCAGGATACCGTGACCAGCGTTCTGCAGAACATCGCCGTCATCCTGTCTACACCGAAAGGCACAGTGCCTTGCTACCGGGAATTTGGCATTGATATTGCGAACATTCTCGACCGGCCGGAAAATGTGGCGCAGCCTATGCTCTGCGCTGCCATCAAGGAGGCCATCGAGCGGTTTGAACCTCGTGCCACCTACATGGGGACTACTTTCAAGGAAGCCCCGGACACTCCCGGGCGGATGCTGCCCGTCGTGGAGGTGAGCATCAGTGCGTAAAACCTACGAGTTCGTGTCTACGGACATGGATGAGCTGGACAGGCTGCTTGTCGCAGGATATGAGCAGTTCTTTGGCAAAACTGTGATGCCCGGTAGCCCGGAACGGCTTTTCATTTCGTGGGTCGAAGATGCCATCATGTACGAGCGTGCCCAGAATAACTGGACAGGCTGCCAAAACTTGCCCAGCAGCGCAGAGGGCGAGTATCTGGATGGCCTGGCCGAGCTGTTCTATTTGCAGGAGCGCCCCAAGCCTACGGCGGCGACCTGCACCATGCGCTTTTACATCAGCGAGCCCCGCCAGACGGCGGTGCTGATTCCGGCCGGCACCCGTGTCACAGACGACAATGCAGCCCTGTACTGGGAAACCTCCGCAGACGAGTACGTTCCCATCGGCGCAACATACACGGATGTTCAGGTGACATGCCAGACCGTGGGCACGGCTGGCAATGATTATGCTGTGGGGGACATCCACACCGCTGTTGACATCTACGACTACTACTCCGGCTGCTCCAATATCACGGTCAGCGCAAACGGTTCTGATGCCCCGGACGACGAGGAATTTTATGAGCTGATGCGTGACAGTCAGAGTGCATGGTCTGATGCTGGCCCAATCGGTGCCTACAAATACTTTGCAAAGAGGGTTTCCACGGAAATCGCAGATGTCGTTGCAAATTCGCCCAGCCCTGGCACGGTTTGCCTGTATGCCGTCATGAACGATGGCAGCGTGGCTGGCGAAGAAACCAAGCGTGCCATGGTTGCGGCCTGCTCACCGGATGAAATCCGGCCGCTGACGGACTATGTGATCTCCGGCGACCCGGAAGAAGTGCCCTATGATATCGACCTGACCTATTACCTGACCCGTGACGGAAGCATTTCCGCAAGTGAAGCTCAGTCCGGCGTGAATGAGGCTGTGCAGCGGTACATCCGCTGGCAGTCTGGCAAGATGGGCAGGGACATCAACCCTGACAGGCTGCGGTATCTGCTTCTTTCGGCCGGGATCAAACGTGTAGACCTCAAACAGCCCGCCTTTACTCCGCTGGAAGACGGTGCGCCATCCCTTGACCGCAACGACAAGGTTCCGCAAGTGGCAAAGTTGGGCACGGTGACGATAAAGAGCGGAGGGTATGAGGATGAGTAACCACGGCCTGACTGCTGACAACATGATGCAGCAGTTTCCGATTGCGCTCCAAAAAGACCCTAAGACGGTGGCTCTGGGACAGGCCATAGCCAAGGTGATGGAATCCCGGCAGGATGAAATCGACTCCCTGCGGATTTATACCCGCATCGACGAACTGCCCGAATGGCTGCTTGACATTCTGGCTCGTGACTTCGCCGTGGACTGGTACGATAGATCCTACACCCTTGAGGAAAAAAGAAAAACCATCAAGGACAGCTTCTATGTTCACCGGCACCGTGGCACAAAAGCGGCTGTTGAAAGAGCCATTTCTGCGATTTATCCCAATCCCAAAGTTTTGGAGTGGTTTGAGTACGGCGGCGATCCGTACCACTTCAAACTCCGTATCACGGTTGATTTCGCTGCAATCAATGAGGCCAAACATCAGCAGGTTTTGCAAAAAATCATCTGCTACAAAAATCTTCGGTCGCATTTGGACAGCGTCATTTACTACACGGAAACGGAGCCGAAAGCGTGCTATGTTGCAGCGATTCCCTGCGCCACAACGATGTCCTACACGGTTCTTATGCCGGGTGTTATCGAGCCGCGGGCAGTCAGCGCACACGCCTGCGCCGCTGGTGCGGTCAGCACAACTCGGATGAAAACGACCATTGCGCTGCCCGGAACTATCCACGCCAAGGCTGTGTCTGCACAGGCGCTTGCATCTGGCAGACCTGCGCAGACCTATGAAACCGTCACCATCAAGTTAGGAGGGAAATCGTTATGAGCTGGGAAAAATATGCATATACCAGCGCCGGTGCTGCGATGTTGTCCGAGTCCATTTCGGGCGGTGCGCTCACCATCACCCGTGCTGTAAGCGGCACGGGCACCGTTGACACCGACTTGTCCGAGGAAACGGCAGTCAGCGGTGATACCTATGAGCTTAAACTGCTGGGCATCGACACCGTGGAATATGAGGGTGAAAAAGCCCGCAAAGTTAGCATTTGGACGGGCGGTGCAGATAAGCCGTACTTCATGCACCAGATCGGTGTGTTTGGCCGCCTCAATGACGACCCGGAGGACACGCTGCTCTTTTTGATGCAGGACGATCGGGGCATCGAGATCCCGGCCATCGGTACTGCTGACCATGAATTCCAAATTGCTGTGTTGCTGGCCGTTTCGACCAAAGCCAATATCTCACTCACCGTTGACCCGCAGGTTGAAGCAATTATGCGGATGGTGCGGGAAATGGTGCTGAAGGAGATCTCACAGCACAACGATGCCCCGGATGCCCATGCCAAAATCATCACCGAAGCCACCAGTAAGGCTTTGAAAGAGCTGGAGGAATCCGGCCAGATCATGTCGGAAGACAGGGTCAAAGAGCTTATCAAGGAAAGCGGCGGCGGTGGTGGCGGCAGCTCCGGCGGCTACTATGGCAAATACGACCTGACCCTTTCTGTGGACGGCTGGAAAGCCGTATCGGACAGCGAGGGTGAAATGCCGTATGCGTATACCTACGATGCAGAGTTGGCAGACTGCACCCCTGAGCTTTGGCCCAGCGGTTCCGCAACTGCCAGCTGCTTTTCTATTTCGAACAAGGCGGGTGTCCTGAACGGGTGCGAGACTTTGAACGGTATTGTTCGCTTTTTCTCTCAGCGCATCCCGGAAGCTGATATTCAGGCAGTCGTCACTCTGTTCGGGAAAGGAGGTGGCACCGGTGAACTGGTAATTGCGACCCGTGACCGGCTGGGCTGCGTGAAAATTGGCGACGGCGTGGAAGTGACCAAAGACGGTGTTATTTCTGTCCACGCCACAGTTTCCGAAGACCAGATGGCAGCTACGGATGATGTATCCGAAATGCTGGCCGAAATCTACGACAAATAAACACCAAACAACAATTTACGGAGGATACTTATTATGGCTTACAATGTTGAGAAGCTCGCAAAGCTGGGCGCACTGAAGGAGCTGGGTCTGAAGCAGAAGGCCGTTGACGAGGCCCAGAACAAGCGCATCAAGGCTCTGGAGGATGTCGGCGCACAGGCCAACGTCTTGGAGGGCGTTAAGGTGAACGGCGTTGCCCTGGCCATCGCTGAGAAGATGGTGGACATTCTGGTTGCCACCGGCTCCAAGAACGGTAGCATTTCCGTGGCTGGTACCGATGTTGCCATCAAGGGTCTGGCTGCACTGGCCTACAAGGCGAAGATTTCCCAGTCTGACCTCGACGACGCTCTGGCTGCTGTTCTGGCTGCAAAGGCCGACAAGGCCACTACTCTGGGTGGATACGGCATCACCGACGCTTACACCAAGGACGAGATCAACGCCAAGATCAGCGCTGTCTATAAGCCTGCTGGCTCTGTGGTCTTTTCTGCGCTGCCCGCTCTGGCTGAGAATGTTCTGGGCAACGTCTACAACGTGACCGATGCTTTCACCACCACCAACAACTTCGTTGAGGGTGCGGGCAACAAATATCCCAAGGGCACCAATGTCGTGGTGGTCAAGGTCGGCGATGCCTACAAGTATGATGTGCTGGCCGGTTTCGTTGACCTGTCTGGCTATGTGGAGAAAGAAGCGGGCAAGGGTCTGTCTGACGAGAACTTCACTGCGGCTCTCAAGGATAAGCTGAACGGCATTGAGGCTGGCGCAAACAAGTATGTCCATCCCACCCACACCGCTGCTGCCAGCGGTTTGTACAAGACCACTGTGGATGAAGAGGGCCATGTGACCAATACCATTCCTGTGACCAAGGATGATATCACCGGCCTTGGCATCCCGGCTCAGGATACCACCTATGACGAGGCGACCACTGCCAAGGCTGGCCTGATGTCCGCTGCGGATAAGACCAAGCTGGACGGCATGGATACCACCATCGATAAGGCCATTGCGAACCATACGGCTACCGATGCTGAGGTGTCCGAGATGCTGGCAGAGATTTACGGCGAGTAAGCCTCTGAGATCTCATGAGTAAAGGGGCGGCGGAGAATATTCACCGCTGCCCCTTATTTTTTATGGGAGGTGACTTCTTTGAGCAATGCGCTCACAACTTTGGATCAGCTCCGCAGCGCTGCATCCCAGTCCAGCAATGCTACCGCCAAAGTCGCATCTGCCGCCGCTGCTGCACTGGAAGAAATGCACGGACTGAAAGCAGACCGGGCAACATTCGTTTCGTTCTCCATCCCTGTCACCGGCTGGAAGTCCGATTCCAGCGTCCCCGGGTATACGAAGTACATCGACATCAAGGTGGATGGTCTGACGGCGGCAGATAGCGTGGTGGTGGATGTTGTCCCGGCGAGCAGCGCAGTTGCACGAGCGGCAAATTTTGTTGCGACGGAAAGCCGTGCCGGCATCCTCCGGCTTCGTGCGGCATCGGTGCCAACAGCTACGATTTCGGCGCAGTACCACATCATCACGGCCGCAACAGCGGCAAAGGAGGGTTAATCTTATGGCATGGGGTCCTTTTAATGCTGGCGGTGGCGGTGGTTCGTCCGGCGGCACTGCGGCAGATATTTCCTACGACAACAGCAAGTCCGGCATTTCGGCGGCGAATGTGCAGGAAGCCATTGATGCGCTTTCTGTGCTGACCCTGACGATTCAGGCCGTGCCCGCCCAGAGCGGGAGCCTGACCTATACCGGCTCCACCCAGAGTCCCACATGGAAAGGCTATGACAGCAGCATGATGACGATCGGGGGCGTGACCTCCGGCATCAATGCTGGCACCTATACGGCCACGTTTACGCCCATCGGCAAGTATGTCTGGACGGACGGCACGCAGGAAGCCAAGAGTGTGTCGTGGACGATTGGCCGAGCCGAGGTCAAGAATGTGCCGGCACAGACCGGCAGCGTGACCTATAATGGCTCGGCGCAGTCCCCGTCGTGGAGCAACTATAACAGTTCTCAGCTGACGATCGGCGGCACGAGCAGCGCAACCAATGCTGGCAGCTACAGCGCCACCTTTACCCCGACTTCCAATTATAAGTGGTCGGATGGGACGACTACGGCCAAGAGCGCTTCGTGGACGATCGGCAAGGCGACCGGCAGTATTACGCTGTCCGCAAGCAGTCTGAGCCTGACCTACCCGAAAACCTCTGGCACCATCACTGTTACGCGGCCGGGCAGCGGTACGGTGACCGCATCCTCTGGCAGTACGAACATTGCAACGGTAAGTGTTTCCGGCACCACCATCACGGTGACCGCAAAGGCGACCGGCAGTGCCACTATTACGGTCAATGTGGGTGCAGATACCAACTATACTGCACCGTCCAGCAAGACGTTCACGGTGGCCGTTACGCTGGTGTCCAAAACGCTCAGCAGCAACAGTTGGGCAGTCATCAAGGCCGTCAGCGATGCCGGGCAGGGTGCAAACTATTGGTCTGTTGGTGCCACGAAGTCCGTAACTATCAATGGCAAGGTGGGTGCGACTACGATCTCCAGCTTGAAAGTTGATGCCTTTATCATCGGTTTCAACCACAATTCCGGCAAGGAGGGCAGCAACCGCATCCACTTCCTGTTGGGCAAGATCAGCGGTAAGTTTGTGGGACTCGTGGATGGCAACTACGGCAATTCGTCCTCTACATCCGGCGCGTTTACCATGAATACCACCAACACGAACTCTGGCGGCTGGGGGAGCAGTCAGATGCGGAGCAAGGTACTGGGTAGCGCAAGTTCTCCCACCAGCCCGACCGCCAACACGTTGCTGGCTGCACTCCCCGCCGACCTGCGGGCGGTGATGAAGTCCTGCACGAAGTATACGGATAATAAGGGTGGCGGCAATACCGCCAGCAACGTGTCCTCTACCACGGATTATCTGTTCCTGCTGTCCGAGTATGAGGTCTTTGCAACGCACCAGTATTGCAATGATGCGGAGCCGAACTATCAGGCACAGTACGATTACTTCAAAGCGGGTAACAGCAAAGTTGCCAATAAACATTCCGCCACCGGAACGGCGGCGGTCTGGTGGCTGCGGTCGCCGTACTACG